AGGTTTTGCTGAAAGAAGATCAAGATAGTAGTCTTTACAGGGTCGTCAAAGGATTGATACCTAGCTCTACGATTAGCCGTAAGAACAAATCTAAATCGTGGAAGTATGGACACGACGACCAATATGATGTTGTTGTTATTTCCAAGAGTGGTCAGATAGGTGATATAATAAATATATCCGGCATAAACATAGCGCTGCCACTAGCGCCTACTTATTGTTATCAGCGTAGCAAGAAACCCGATGAGCAGTATTGGGAAAGAGAGGAAACGCCAAAAGATCTTCAACGAATAACTTCCATATTTCAATGGAACGAAAAACCGAATGAGTTTAAGTCTCAATGGGTTGACTATATAGAGCGTCAGTTTGATTATAGAGAAGAAGGCTTTTGGTTTATGAACAATGGCGTTCCTACCTATATAACAGGATCTCATTGGATGTACCTTCAGTGGGCTAGTATTGACGTTGGTTATCCTGATTACCGAGAGGCTAATAGAATATACTTTATTTTTTGGGAAGCTTGCAAGGCTGATGATAGATGCTTTGGACTGATATATCTAAAGATCCGTCGTTCGGGATTTTCTTTTATGTGCTCATCGGAGGCGGTGAATGTGGGTACATTGGCTAGGGATTCAAGGATAGGTATACTATCAAAGACGGGATCGGATGCCAAGAAGATGTTTACAGATAAGGTTGTGCCTATAAATAATAAGCTGCCTTTCTTTTTTAAGCCCATTATGGATGGCATGGACAAGCCTAAAACTGAATTGGCTTTCCGTGTACCCGCCTCAAAGATTACCAAGAAGAATATGTATGAGGTCGATAGCGAAATTATCGACGGCTTGGATACCACAATAGATTGGAAGAATACGGAAGACAACTCCTATGATGGAGAGAAGCTTTTGTTTCTAGCTCATGACGAGTCGGGTAAGTGGGTTAAGCCTAATAATATATTAAACAATTGGCGAGTAACAAAGACCTGTCTTCGTTTGGGTAGCAAAATCATTGGCAAGTGTATGATGGGGTCTACCTCAAATGCTTTGAGCAAGGGTGGTGACAATTTCAAAAACTTATATGAGGATTCTAAAGCTTCTGTTAGGAATGCAAATGGTCAAACAAAAAGTGGTCTGTATTCTTTATTCATCCCGATGGAGTGGAATATGGAGGGTTTTATTGACAAGTATGGTATGCCTGTGTTTAGGCGTCCTGCTAACCCTGTTGCCGGTGTAGATAATGGATGGATAAAGAATGGAGCCATTGACTATTGGGAGGCTGAGGTTGATTCATTAAAGAATGATCCCGATGCATTGAATGAATTTTATAGGCAGTTCCCAAGAACAGAGTCGCATGCGTTTAGAGATGAGAGCAAACAGGCTATATTTAATCTGACTAAGATTTATCAGCAGATAGATTATAATGACTCTATGGTTCAGGATCATTACCTGACTAGGGGTACTTTTTATTGGAGGGATGGCATAAAGGATACCGAGGTTATTTGGGCTCCTGATAAAAGAGGTAGGTTCTTGGTCAGTTGGACTCCTAACAAGCGATTGCAGAATAATGTACATGTAAAGCATGGGATTAAATACCCCGGCAATGACCACATAGGATCTTTTGGTTGCGATAGTTATGATATATCTGCGGTTGTTGGAGGCAGGGGTTCAAATGGATCATTGCATGGAATGACTAAGTTCCACATGGACGAAGCGCCTATCAATGAGTTTTTTTTAGAATATGTGGCTAGACCTCAGACGGCTGAGATATTTTTTGAGGAGGTGTTAATGGCTTGCATTTTTTATGGGATGCCTATCCTTATAGAAAATAACAAGCCTCGACTGCTCTACCATTTTAAGAACAGGGGGTATAGGGGATTCTGTATGAATAGACCTGATAAACAATACTCCAAGTTAACCAAGACCGAGAAGGAGTTGGGTGGTATTCCTAACTCATCGGAAGATGTACGTCAGGCGCACGCTTCCGCTATCGAGTCTTATATAGAGAAGTATGTTGGCATAGACTTTTCAGGTATATATAGGGAGCCTGATCTTATAGGCACGATGCCTTTTAATAGGACGCTAGAAGATTGGGCTAAGTTTGATATATCGGACAGGACTAAGTTTGACGCATCTATTAGCTCGGGTTTGGCTATCATGGCTAACCAAAAGCATTTATATATGCCTGAAAAAAAAGAATCGAAAATTAGTCTTAATTTCGCAAGGTATAATAATGACGGATTAGGAAGTAAAATAATTCGATGAAAGACATAAAAATAGAAATATCATCGACCACTTTTCCTAGCCAATTGGCTTCTGATAAAGATAAAGCTTCTGCTGAGTTTGGTCTTCAGGTTGGTCAGGCTATTCAGTATGAATGGTTTAGGAAAGATGGTAATCAATGCAGGTACTATTCACAATGGAGAGACTTCCATAAATTGAAATTGTACGCGCGTGGTGAGCAATCGGTTCAAAAGTATAAGAATGAGTTAGCCATTGATGGCGATCTTTCTTATTTGAATTTGGATTGGACACCTGTACCTATTCTTCCTAAGTTTGTTGATATTGTGGTAAATGGCATGTCTGACCGTTTGTTTAAGGTTAAGGCATATGCTCAGGATGCTATGTCTCAATCCAAGCGCAACAAGTATCAGGACATGGTTGAGGGACAGATGGCTGCCAAGGATGTGCTTTCTATTATTCAGCAGAATACCGGCGCCGATCCATTTATGATGAATCCTGATGAGCTTCCTGAGAATGATGAGGAGTTGACTCTACATATGCAGCTTAACTATAAACCTGCTATTGAGATTGCGGAGGAAGAAGCTATCAATACTATTTTTGACGAAAACAAATATGATCAGATAAGAAAGCGTCTTGACTACGATACTACCGTATTGGGTATATGTGTGGCAAAGCATGAGTTTTTACCCGGGTCAGGCGTTAAAGTTTCTTATGTAGATCCTGCTAATATTGTTTATAGCTATACAGAAGATCCTTTCTTTAAGGATTGTTTTTATTGGGGTGAGATTAAGACCATTCCAATGACCGAGCTTTTGAAGATCGATCCAACTTTAACAAAGGAAGATCTTCAGGAAATATCAATGTATAGTCAGGGATGGTATGATTATTATAACGTAGCTAGATTTTACGAGAATAGTTTATTTTATAGAGACACTTGCACCCTTTTGTATTTTAATTATAAGACCACAAAGACAATGGTCTATAAAAAAAAGATATTAGAAGGTGGTGGCGCTCGTGTGATTGAGAAAGATGATCAGTTCAATCCTCCTGTAGAAATGATGGAGGAGGGTAACTTCCAAAAGCTAGAGAAGACTATTGACGTATGGTATGATGGTATTATGGTTATGGGCACAAACATTTTATTGAAATGGGAGATGTCCGAAAACATGGTCCGCCCTAAGTCTGCTTCTCAGCATGCTATACCAAACTATGTTGCTTGTGCTCCTAGAATGTACAAGGGCGTTATTGAGTCATTGGTTCGGAGAATGATTCCTTTCGCCGACCTTATTCAAATAACACACTTAAAGCTTCAGCAAGTAATTGCTAGAACTGTGCCTGATGGTGTATTCATTGACGCTGATGGATTAAATGAAGTTGACTTGGGTACCGGCAATGCTTATAATCCTGAGGACGCACTGCGTCTGTATTTCCAAACAGGTAGTGTGATTGGTAGAAGCTTTACGCAGGATGGCGAGTTTAATCATGCCAAAGTACCAATTACTCAGCTGACGTCTAACTCGGGCGCATCAAAAACGCAGATGCTGATTGCTAACTACAATCACTATTTGGATATGATCAGGGCTGTGACCGGCTTAAATGAAGCTAGGGATGGTTCTACTCCTGATCCAAACTCATTGGTTGGTATTCAGAAGTTAGCTGCGCTTAATTCAAATACAGCAACTAGACATATTTTAGAAGCAGGGCTTTTTGTATACAGAACATTAGCCGAAGCTTTGACATATCGTATTGCTGATATATTGGAGTATGCTGATTTCAAGGATGATTTTGCCAATAAGATAGGAAAGTACAACGTATCGATACTTAGCGAGATTTCAGATTTGTACATTTATGACTTTGGTATTTTCATAGAAGTAAGTCCCGATGAAGAGCAGAAAGCTCAGTTGGAAGCCAACATACAGATGGCGTTGTCTCGTGGCGATATCTTCTTGGAGGATGCTATAGATATTCGAGAGATAAAGAATATCAAGTTGGCTAATCAGCTTCTTAAGGTTAAGAGACAAAAGAAGCAGGATCGTCAAGAGAAGATGGAAATGCAGAAACAAGCTATGGTTTCACAACAGCAGATTCAAGTTCAGCAGATGGCTGCTCAGAACTCTATGCAAAAGATTGGAATGGAGACTGATTCCAAGATTAAGATAAAGCAAATGGAAGTTGAGCTTGATATAATGAAGATGCAGAAGGAAGCTGAGATGAAACAGATTCTGATGAAGACAGAGTTTGACTTTAATTATCAGTTGGCTCAAGTTCAATATAACAACTTAGAGAGTAGAGAGAAAATGAAAGAGGATGCTAAGGCAAAAAGAATAAGCCAACAGAATAGCGAACAATCCAAATTAATAAATCAAAGAAAGAATAACTTACCTCCTTTGGATTTCGAATCAAACGAAGATAGTTTGGATGGGTTTGACTTCTCTGAGTTCTCTCCTAGATAATAATTTTTTTTTATAAATTTGCTAATTAAAATCAAATCAAATGGAAATTAAAGTAAGAGCGTTAGATGCTGTAGAAGAAAAAGGTGTTGCTGAAGTAGAAAAAGAACTACTTGAAAAGCACGAACAAGAACAACAGCAGGCTACGCAAGAAGTTCAGTCTGAATCTGTACAAGAATCTGTACAAGAATCTGTACAAGAAGAAGACTTAAGCGAAGAAAAAGTTCTTTCATATATTGGCAAAAGATACAATAAGCAGATAAGTTCTTTTGATGATCTTATTTCTGAAAGAGAAAGTTCTGAGAAGTTACCCGAAGATGTTGCCGCGTATTTAAAGTATAAAAAAGAAACAGGTCGGGGCTTTGAGGATTTCATCAAATTGAATAAAGATTATGAGTCCATGGACTCTGACGAGTTGCTTAAACAATATCTTTTGTCTACACAGGTTGGTCTTGACGAGGAAGATGTTGATGTTCTCATGGATGAGTATAGATACGATGAGGACCTTGATGATGATTCCAAGATTAAGAAAGTCAAGATCGCTAAAAAGAAGGCTATTGCTGAGGCAAAGAACTTCTTCAATTCTCAGAAGGAGAAGTATAAAGTACCTATTGAGTCAATAGGTTCTTTCCAATCCGATGAAGAGAAGGAAGAGTTTGATGCTTATCGACAATACATGAAGCAAGCAAAGACGATTGAAGAGGAAAACAGTCGTAAGCGCGGTTGGTTTGAGCAGAAGACGAATGAAGTTTTTGATGACAAGTTCAAAGGTTTTGAGTTTAAAGTCAATGACAAATCATTTACGTTTTCTCCGGCAGACGCAGCTGAGCTAAAGAAAAACCAATTGACTCCTGCAAACTTTATTAATAAGTATTTGGATGATAGTGGTTTGATTAAAGACGCTGTTGGATACCATAGATCGTTGGCGATTGCAATGAACCCTGAGCGTTTTGCCAAGTTCTTTTATGAGCAAGGCTTATCAGATGCCACCGAGGATGTACTGCGCAAAGCTAAAAACATAAACATGTCTGAGCGCGTAGCACCCCAAGTGATGAAGTCGAGTGATGGGTTACAGGTGAGAGCGGTAAATCCTGATTCCGGAAGGAAGTTAAAAATCCGTAGTATCAAAAAAGTTTAACAATTAAAAAGAAAAGAAAATGGCTAGTGCTCTTTTAAACACGCCTACCTACGCGCTGCAACCGGCAGCTGAACAGGTAGCGTTGTCTACAAACTACATTACCAACTTCAACTTCTTGAATCAGTATCTTCCTGATACTTATGAGAAGGAGTTCGAGCGTTATGGTAATCGTACAATTGCGTCTTTCCTCCGTATGGTTGGCGCTGAAATGCCCTCTAACTCAGACCAAATTAAATGGGCTGAGCAGGGTCGTCTTCACATTAAGTACACAAGTGTAACCTCAGGCGCTGCTTTGGGTTCTGCCACAGCTACATTGACTGTTGGTGATGCTAACGTTACTTATGTTGCTGTTCGCGTTGGACAGACTGTGATGATTCAAAACAATTCTACAGGTGTATTTAACAAAGGTATTGTTACCGCTGTTCCTACTGCTACTACTTTTACTGTAGCATACTATGAGGCAGCCGGTCAAGCTTTTGCTATCTCTACTGCTTGTAGTGTTTTCATCTACGGTTCTGAGTTCAAGAAAGGAACAAATGGTATGGTTGGTTCTTTGGAAGGTGAAGATAGCATCTTCTCTAACAGCCCAATCATCATCAAAGACAAGTATGCCGTAAATGGTTCTGACATGGCTCAAATCGGTTGGGTTGAAGTAACTACCGAGAATGGTGCTACAGGTTACCTTTGGTACCTGAAGTCTGAGCATGAGACTCGTCTGCGTTTCGAAGATTATCTTGAGACTGCTATGATTGAAGCTGTTCCTGCTGAAACCACTTCAGGTGCTTCTGCTGCAGGCTTCAAAGGTTCTGAGGGTGTCTTCTACGTAGTGAACAATCGCGGTAACGTATGGGGTGGTGGTACTCCAACTACTTTGGCTGATTGGGATTCTATCGTTTCTCGTCTTGACAAGCAAGGTGCTATTGAAGAAAACGCTGTGTTTGTAAACCGTGGTCTTAGCTTTGACATCGACAACATGTTGGCTACACTGAATGGTTACAACTCAAGTGGTGTTTCTTCTTCCGCTTCTTTTGGTTTGTTTGATAATGACATCAACATGGCCCTGAATCTTGGATTCACAGGTTTCCGTCGTGGTTATGACTTCTATAAGTCTGATTGGAAATACCTGAACGATCCTACAATGCGCGGAGGTCTGAGCGCTGCTGCTGCTACTGCTACCGGTACAATTACCGGTCTGCTTGTTCCTGCAGGTTCTACTTCTGTGTACGATCAGATCATGGGTAAGAACGCAAAGCGTCCGTTCCTTCACGTTCGCTACCGCGCTTCAGAAGCTGAAGATCGTCGCTACAAGACTTGGATCACCGGTTCTGCCGGAGGAGCCCAAACTAGCGACCTCGATGCTATGGAAGTCAACTTCCTATCTGAGCGTTGCGTTTGTACCTTGGGTGCTAACAACTTCGTCCTGTTCCGCTACGGATAGTAGAAGTAATAAATGGGGGCGTCTTCGGGCGCCCTCTATTTTTAAATCAAATTAAAATCTAATAATAAAATGACAAAAAATGTACAGCCCGTCGATAAAGTTTATAAGCTTTTAAGCGGCACTCCCCTTTCTTATACGTTGGCTTCTAGAAACCATCCACGGTTTCCGTTGATGTGGTATGATGAGAAGAACAATGTTAATCGAGCCTTGCGTTACTCTGTAAATCAAAAGTCCCCATTTGAGGACGAGCAGGATGGAAATGCTATTTTAGAGCCAATTATTTTTGAAGATGGTTTCTTACGTGTTCCTAAAAATAATCCTGTGCTTCAGCAGTTTTTATATTACCATCCGTTAAATGGAAAGGTGTTTACTGAAGTTGACCGTGAGAAAGATGCGGCGGCTCAGGTTGCTGACTTGAATGTAGAAGTAGATGCTTTGATTGAAGCACGTCAATTGACTATTGATCAGATTGAAATGCTTACTAGAGTTATGTTTGGTAAAGATCCATCTACCATATCTACGTCAGAATTGAAGCGTGATATCTTGGTTTATGCTAAGAACGACCCACAAGGGTTCCTTAATTTATTGAACGATCCGGATCTGAAGTTCCTGTCTAAGGTTAGAATGTTCTTTGACAAGAAGCTTTTAGTCCTTAAGAATAACGAGAAAGAGATTTGGTTTAATACCTCAACTAATAAAAAGAAAATGATGTCCGTTCCTTTCGGTGAGGATCCTCATGAAATGGCGGCATTGTTCTTGCAGAGCGATGATGGTATTGACGCTCTTAAGATGTTAGATGCAATGATTTCATAGTTCTCGCGTGTTTTTGTTTGTATTGGTTAAAACGGGGGTCGCTTTCTAGCACCCCCTTTTTTTTGTATATTTGTAAAAATCTGCACAGATGATAAATTCTGTACGAAATACAGTCCTCTCCGTATTAAATAAGAATAATTACGGATATATATCTCCATCTGATTTCAACCTTTTTGCTAAGCAAGCGCAGATGGAAGTGTACGAGGAGTATTTTAGTAACTACAACAAGACGATTAACATGGAGAATAATCGCATGTCGGGTACTGAATACTCTGATATACGTAAGGCATTGGCTGAAACGCTAGAGTCTTTTTTGGTTTCTCCATACTTGGTTCCACTTGATTATGACTTTCAGAATATAACTAGGAATAGATATTACAACCCATCATCTATAACTACCGGCAGTGATGCATATATGATTAATAAGATCATATGCTATCCTACCGTATTAACCGAAGGCGAATGTGATGGTATCCAAACAAATAACCTTATTGATAGCACAGCTGAATTTGTTGGATTGGTTGAAGAGGGCGACATTGTTGTAAATTGGGATACTCTTCAGACTGCTATTGTTTATGGTGTTATTGATGATACAACACTTTTTATAAGTGCTGACATATTTCAAAACATTGCAGAGTTTTATTATATCATATCTGCAAGAAATTATGTCGAGCCTGAAAAGATTAATCAGGCTAGGATGACAATGTTGAATTTGTCAAACCTAACAGCACCTAGTTCTTTGTTTCCGGCCTACGTTCAAGATAGTCAGTTTCTTACATTGTATCCTTACAATACTACATTTTCTGTAGGATACTTTGGTCAAGTGCAATGCCAATACTTTAGATATCCCAAGGATCCTAAATGGACTTATATTTCTTTAGGAGCAGGTGAACCAATATTTGATCAATCTCAACCTGACTATCAGGATTTTGAGATGCCATTGGAGGATGAGTATAAGTTATGTATGAAGATCCTTCAGTATTGTGGTATATCTATCAGAGAGACCGAAGTTGCAAACTTTGCATTTGCTCAGGAACAACATGAACAGCCTACATTTAGTCAACAACAATAATAAGAGATGGCTTATTTATCACAGTACGAATACTATACAAATAATGGTAACACCCCCAATGACGCTAATTGGGGGTCTTATCAGTATGTAAGTCTTAAGGATATTGTCAACAATTTCATGTTGATGTATTCGGGCAATCATTCTTTAGTAAACAATGAAGAGCGGTATAAAGTATTGTTTCACGCAAAGCGTGCTATTCAGGAATTAAACTATGATGCGTTTAAAGAAATAAAAGTATTGGAGCTTAGCGTTTGCGATACATTAAGATATGTGCTTCCGTCTGACTTTGTTAATTGGGTTAGGATTTCTTTATACAAAGATGGATACCTTAGACCATTAACTGAAAACATTCAGACACTTTCATCGAAGGCATATCTTCAAGATAACAATTGTAATATATTGTTTGATCAGAATGGGAATATACTAGAGCCTCAGTATTCGAACATTGATTATGATAGGATTACTAAAACCAAGAAGAGCATATACCTCAATGAAGGTAATCAGTTTCATGGACAAATGGGATGGCTTGTTGATGGGCTTTGGTATTTTGACTATGGCATTGGTGGCATGTTCGGACTAAATACCGAAACGGCTAATAAGAATCCTACATTTAATATTGATAAGAAAGCAGGTGTAATTAACTTTGACTCTAGTATGTCAGGTCAGATATGTATCCTTGAGTATGTTTCTGATGGTATGGAGAATGGAGATGAGTCTAAGATTAGTGTAAACAAGTTATTTGAGAAGTATGTATATGCTTACATAATGTTTGAGATACTTAATTCAAAGTTGGGAGTTCAGGAGTATATAGTAATGAGGGCTAGAAAAGAAAAGACATCTCTTCTTAGAAACGCTAAGATAAGATTGAGCAATATACATCCCGGAAGATTATTAATGAACCTTAGAGGATTGGATAAGCAAATAAAATAAGATGGCAAATTTTACTAGAACTTTCGTAGCAGGAAGAATGAATAAGACGGTTGATGAACGTCTTATTCCTAGTGGTGAATATATCCATGCTATGAACATTCGTATGGGTTCTACCGAGAACTCTGAGATTGGTGTAGCTGAAAACACGAAAGGAAATAGTGCCCTTACTTTGTTATCTTATACAGATGGCACGCCATTAAGTATATATGCTAAATGTATAGGAGCGATTGCTGATGGTGCTAATGAAAAGATATATTGGTTTGTTCACGATCCGTCTTTTGGTGCAAGTGCTACAGGAAAGTTGGATATGATTGTTTCGTTCAATGTATTTACAAACATACTTACTTATCATGTGATTAGTACGGATGATGGTAGTGGTGTAAGTACTACATTGAATTTTAATCCTAGCTATTTAATTACGGGTGTTGATCTTATTGAAGACTTGCTATTCTTTACGGACGACTATAACGCTCCTCGGGTTATTAACATAAAAAGGAATTACCCTAATCCAATATCATATATAGATCAATTGGATCCTGAGTCTTTATTGGTAATAAAGAAACCGCCATTATCATCTCCCGGAATTGAGCCTATTGTTACATCGGGTCAGGATAACTATATGGAAGAAAGGTTTCTTTCATTTGCCTATAGATACAAGTATGCCGATGGTGAATACTCTGCTACATCTCAATGGTCTACAATATCTTTTGTTCCCAATCCATTTGACTTTAGTATTAATAGCTACTTAAATGAGGGAATGACTAACTTCTGTAATGCGGTTATTATAACGTATAACAGCGGCGGGCCATTGGTTGTTGGTTTAGATCTATTATTTAAACAATCCAACAATAACATCATTAAGGTTATTGAGAAGTTGGATAAGTCTGAGATGGGATTAGCTGATAATACCGACTACACATATACATTCTCAAATAGCAAGATATTTACAATTTTGCCTGAGTCTGAGTTGTTAAGGCTTTATGATAATGTACCTAGATTCGCTAAGGCTCAGACTATCATGGGTAATAGATTGATGTATGGTAACTATGTTGAGGGTTACAACATGATAGATAAGAATGGATTTCCTGTAAAGTTAGAGTATACTACGGATCTTATTACTACTCCTATTGGTATTACAGAAATAACAGATACAACCAATACAGGAAACTATACCATAAATGGGGCCGTATCTGTAAACAATAGTATTGTTACGGTTGATTTGGCTAATGCCAATTTGGTTGAAGGAGCTTCTTTATATATAGAGATGACGTTGAATCACTCTGCTTTTTCGGGGCCTGTAGTTCCTACTGAGACCACATCAAATATAACAATATCGTTTTCATTCTTCTTGCCTCAATCATATAACTCTGTATATGAAATGGCTACTAGTTCGGAGTTCCAATCAGCTATTGGAACAGCACTGAATATAAATCCCGTTTATGATCCAACACCGGGCAACCCTACTTCATGTGATGGGGTTACGTTTACGGATCAGTTTAACTGCGTTCTTCCTAATACTCTTACTACAAGTACGGGTAGTGTGACTAAAGTTGCTAGTGGTATAACTGCTCTTAATGAAGCAATTGCAATTATAACGAGTCCGGGTAGTGATGAGATTGGTCTTCAGCTTCTTGCAATGAAGTATGTTGATAATGTTACTACACCAACAACTTACGTGTATGAGTATTATCAAATAATATTTGCTAATGCATTCTTTCAGGAGATAGCTTCTCCTAAGAGTCTGCATAGTAACAGGGATTACGAGATTGGTATTGTTTACATGGACGAGTTTCTTCGTTCTACGACGGCATTAGTTAGTCCAAATAATACGGTACATGTACCTTGTGGATATTCGCCAAATAGAAATAGTATACAAGTTACTATACCAACTTTTCAAGTTGCGCCTGCTTGGGCTAAGAAATATAAGTTTGTTATAAAGCCTAGTGGTGAGAATTATGAAACCATATACTCAAATCTTTTCTTTACCGATCCTGATACCAATGAGGTTTGGTTTTATCTTGAAGGAGAGAATGCTAGAAAGGTTGAGACGGGTGATAGGTTGATTGTAAAAGCCGATACATCAGGGCCCGTTTTAAGTTGCGCCTACGCTACTGTATTATTAAAAGAAGCTAAGGTTGCTGACTTTATTACGCCGATAGAAAATGTAGAAGTTCCTGCGGGTGTTTACATGAAGATAAACCCTAATAGTTTTTCTGCTGTAGCTGATCCAAATTCTACTATCGCTCCGGGTCTTAAAGAAAAGTGTGCACCAAAAGGTGGTAATTACGAAACGTTGAATTACCCAATGAACCTGCCTGATCCTGCTAACCCGGGTATGTATATAGATTATACTGTACCTGCCGGAAGTAGAATAAAGTTTAACATCAATTGGAAAAGAATTGGTGTTGGTGGAGCTTGCGAGGAAAGAGGATATATACTAGAAAAAAACTATGTTGCCTCTACAGACTATGATAACATGGAGGATTGGTTTAATGGAGATAACATTGCAGCTACTGTAAATACGGGCACATCGTTAGATGGTATTACTACTATAGAATATATAGCTACAAATGGGATACTAAGTACGTTTGATTTCGATATAAACTATCTGCAATTTTACAGAGACCCTATAACAAATGAATTAATTCTTCAAGCGGGAACGGGTCAAAGTTGTACAGGATCGGGTTATCCAAATTCAAGAAAGTACTGCGTGGCTGCAGATATTGAAGTTCTTAGAACGGTTGATGTTATAATTTTTGAGACGGAACCATCTGACGCTTCCCCTGATATTTTTTATGAGAACGACCTATCGTTTGACATAGATAGCAATGGGCAACACATGGGTAATGTTCAAAATCAGGACTTTGGAACCAACACTCCTGCCATTATTGATACAGGTTTCTTCAATTGTTTTTCTTTTGGCAATGGAGCTGAAGGTTATAAGATAAGAGACTCTATTGTTGGACGGTCATTTAATTTAGGAGAACGTGTTACTGCTGTTTCGGCTCAGGATTATAAAGAGGCTGATAGATTTGCTGATATAACATACAGTGGTATATATAATACCGAGTCAAATGTAAATAAGCTGAACGAGTTTAACTTGGGATTGCTTAATTTCAAAAGGATTGAAGCGTCATTTGGAGAGATATATATTCTTGATGGAAGAGAGACCGATGTGCTTGTTCTTCAGGAAGATAAGATATCATATGTATTAGCCGGAAAGAACTTGCTTTCTGATTCAGCTGCCGGAGGCGCGATTGCTTCTGTGCCTGAAGTATTGGGAACGCAGATTGCTAGAACAGAGAAGTATGGTATCAGCTTCAACCCTGAGAGCTATGTTCAATGGGGCTACGATCGATTCTTCACGGATGCCAAGAGAGGCGCTGTTATTCAACTTAGAGGTGACTCATATTCTAATGAGCAGATATCTATTATATCTGAAGCCAATATGCGTACTTGGTTTAGAGACTTGTTTAATCAAAGCTTTAATACACAGAAGCTAGGTGGCTTTGACCCGTACATGAACGAATACGTTCTTGCTTCAAACAATATACAGCTTCCTGCTGCTGAAGAGTGCCTTAGCTGTGGTACATCGCAAACTTTTACATTCTCTGTAGCTGAAGAAGATAGCAAGACATTTAATTATTGTGTCGATGTAGGCGCATTGGTTGGTGCTGTTACAGTTAGTTGGAATGTTATAAGCATTGAGGATGATGCGGAGTTTGATATAACAGCTACATTCGGAGCTACTGAAGAAAGTTCAGGATTTGATTTTGAGAGCGGTTCTTTCACTATCGACAAAGATTTGAACTATCTCGAAACGATGGATATAAGTATTGAGTATACCGGTGATGTGGTTTTAGAAGTTACCGTTTCTTGTCCTGCTACTGAGCTTATGAGAATAGTGGAGGTTGTTGTTACTGATAATGATGAGGCGGGCGAGACCATGCATGCTGAGTACAGATATACAAGTGGCGCTTATGTATCTCCGCTTCAATCAGCTTTTGTTACTTATGCTAGTGGTCCTAATGTGCCATTGGTGTCAAGGTATAACATGACAACAGGGTATGCCGGCGCACCGGGATTCCCTCCCGGCGGTAGCACCATGAGGATTCAGTACAACAAGATAATGTTTGATACTAGAAATTTCAATCCTGCTAGTGACAGATTTAACTACCTTAGAAGTAATACTTTGTATAACAACAATACGGTAGATATAACAAATCTATTAGCGGCTTCTAGTTTTGCTACACCAATATCAGGTAGTGGTAACACTTATTTCGCTGATTTTACAGTGCCTTCATCAGCAAGTGGTCAGTATTTATATCTTATATGGGATTTAAGAAAGTCAATTCCTGTTACGCTTTGTTACCATGCTGATGATATAAATGAGGTTTGTTGCAACTGTCCCGAGTGTGTGTCTCCTGAGTGTAAATCATACACCATTACAGCTGAGGGTGCTGATTCTGTTGTTGAGTTCGATACGGGCGCATGCGGTGAAACGGGACCATATCAAGTATCTGTATTGAATGGTAACACTGAGACAGTGTGCGTAAATAACGATGCTGTATTTACCGTGGTATCAGGAAATCCAATTGTTGAATTGATCGCTTGCAATTGTACGGGATGTTCTGAGCCTTGCGACTATTGGACATTCACCAATACAGGAGCGGGTGAGGCGGCTGTTGAGTATGTAGAATGCGGAGGTGTAGATGTTATTAATGAAAAAATATCAATTGGGGCGTCAATAGAAAGGTGTGTGCAAGGAGGAACTAATCCTGCTATAGTTGCGGGATCTGCTACCATGACTTTTGAATGCGGTTGCCCTACTTAAAAAATAAAATATGCCATTACCACAAACATTCTACGTTAACGGCGTGTCGTTGGGATCAGCGACCGCTGTATTTTTGGATCCAAATCTGACGGTATGTGCTCCTAATGGGTACTACTCGGACGGGACTATTGTACGTCAACAAGTTGACTGCGTTCTTTTACCACAGCAAACGTGTCCTAATTGTTGTAATGAGGTATGTTCTTCTTGGGCTTTTAGTGTTACTGTTGGTAGTGCTACTTTTGAATACATAGAGTGTCAGACACAGGCCGAGACTCAGGTTACTTGGGCGGCTCCTGCCGAGGGTGATATATGTGTGGCTTATGGTACTACACCAATACTGATATCAGGAGACGCTAGCCTGTCATTGCTACAGCAATGTGGATGTTGCTCTGAGGAGGAAACTTGTAACAATTGGACCGTAAGCGGTGTCGTTGGGTTTGTCGATGTGGCATATACCAACTGCTCTAATGTTCCTATTTTAGATACGTTTACGACTGATTCATCTTTCTGTGCGTTAGCAGGAACGGTTCCAACGGTTATTGATGGTACGGGATCTATATTCTTTAATTCGTGTGGTTGTCCTACTTAACTTTGTAACATGTCATATACATTATCATACAGCAATGGTGTTGAAGGATGGCCTTCATTTTATTCATACGATCCCGATTGGATGATAGGTATGAATAATTTTTTCTATACGTTTAAGGGTGGTGATTTGTATCGCCATAACTCTGATATGGAAAATAGGAATACATTTTATAGGCAATGGACGCAAAAATTCCCTGATCCAAAACCAAATCCCTATACCGATTCTAGGATAGTAAGCGTATTTAATGATGTTCCATTAGAGAATAAAGTATTCAAGACCATTAATTTAGAAGGTGATTCTTCTTGGAGCGGTACATTTGTTACTGACTTGCAGTCATCGGGTTTTATTAGTTCTGCTTGGTTTGAAAGAAAGGAAGCTTCTTACTTTGCTTTTATAAGAAATAATGAAGTGGGTCAATCGGCTCAGCGCAGCGTGAATGGTATAGGTCAAAGTCTTACCATTGATGCCGGCGGTTCTGAGGTTAATTTCTCTATATCTCCATTGGTTCAGATAGGGTCTATTATAAGTGTAGGCGACTCTGTTTATTGGGGCGATCCACCTTCATATGCTTTTACCTTTGCGGGTATTGTTGATGATGTATTGGTTAATTATCCGGCAGGTGTAAATCAGTTGGTAATAGATACCACTGTACCGGGCGCTACTCCATCTAGTTCAGATACGTCTTATTACTACTATGTCAAGAACTCGGTGGCCGAGTCGCATGGCGTCTTGGGTCATTATTGTGTATTTGACATAACAAATTCGGGTGCCGGCAAGGTAGAATTGTTTGCCGTAGAGACGGAGGCAATGAAAAGTTATCCGTAATAATTGATATATTTGTACTAAGATGCTGACGCTTAATGCACGTATTTTAGTAGACTCTGATTACGACGACATTTTGGTCGGATGGTGGAATGATTGGGGGTGGACACCACCTCTAAAAGACTTCTTGCCTGACGATGGTAAGGGCGGCATCATCGTTTATGATGGAGATACTCCCGTTTGTGCAGGGTTTGTGTATTTAACAAACTCTAAAGCTGCTTGGGTTGATTGGATTGTATCCAATAAACAATACAGGGTAAAACCTACTAGACGACAAGCGCTATCTCTTTTGATTGACTCGCTTACATTAACATGCAAAAATATGGGTTGCTCATACATATATGCCCTGATAAAGAATGGATCTCTTAAGGAGGTCTATGAAAGTTTTGGGTATGTAAAGGGTGATACATATACAAGTGAAATGATTAAAAAAATATAATATGGGTATAGCTACATCAACGGCATTGGCAATTGGGGGAATGGCAGTATCAGCGGGTACCGCCGGTTTGTCTTTTGCTCAAGCCGCAAAGCAAAGAAGATTGGGCCAAGAAGCGGCAGAAGCGGCAAGTAAGGCAATGTCAGAGGCTAGAAGAAAGCTTGACGTAAACTATCAGGCTCAGGCTTCAATTATGAAAGAACCTTATGAACTGCAAAGGGAAGCCATGCTTGTATCAGGCGCTCAGGCTACACAGGCGGGTGTTGAGAGCGAGAGAGGTGCGGCGGCTACAGCAGGAAGGGTGGCGGCGGCACAGGCTGAGGCGCAAGCAGGTATAAGGAGTGAGATGGGTAAAGAGCTGATGGATTTAGAACAGAAGACAATTACCGAGCAGAGCAGACTAAGGGATATGCAAGTTAACTTAGATTTGGCTGAGGTAACGGGAGCTCAGCAAGCTGCTGCTCAGGCCGAGGAGTTTAGAAACCAAGCTATTGCTCAGGGTGTTCAGGGATTATCTAGCATGGCTCAGCAAGCTATTCAGATGGCTCCTTTGTATGAGAAGACGGGAGGTACTCGTCAGTTCGAAAAGCTACAGAAAGATTATAATTCAGCTGTTGCTAGCGGTAAAACAATGAAACCTGAGTTCCTAGATGCGGCAGGTAAGCCATTGCCGTTTCAGCAAGCTGTAACAAAGATGACCGGATTGGGTTTTGATGTTGCGGGTGTCGGAGGAATGAATCCAATGACGTTTGAAGACTATATGATTCAGCAAGGTAGAAAGCCTTTGTTGGCTGCTAGAAATTATGGATTCCTTGTACCTCAAAAATAATTAATATATGCCTACGTTTTTCGATTATGCCAAGAGGAGTGCCGAAAGTCAAGTTAATTGGGCTGAGGTCGGCAAGGAGATGGTCACCTTCTTTAAGGAAGAGGACAGGATTAGAACAGAGAAGAAGGCTAAGATTGACAAAGAGTCTAGAGATTTTGCTAAAATACTTACTGAAGCTCCTCAGGGAGATTATACGCCATTAAATAAATGGGCGCTTCAGTATGCCGGAGACTATCAAGAAGCTAGACTTCTTCAGGATAGGATGTTAAAATCAGGGAGATTGTCTCTTAAGGATTATACTGTAATGCGTCAGAATGGTATAGATGGAACCAATGATTTATTTGCTACCATAAAGGGATATCAAACTGAATTTTCTGATAAGATGGAGCGAGCTAAGAATGGCGACTCTCAACCATTAGAGGTATGGATGATGGAAAACTTAGAGTTGTTAAGTAATTTCAATGACTCTAAAGTTGTTATTAATTCCACCGATGGTAGCATTGGTGTATCTAGGTATATTACTGATGCAAATGGTAATAGAGTTTTAGATAAAAATGTTGCCACAACAAACAGTTTGAAGAATAGAGCTGATGCTAGGTTTGATAGATTTAAAGTTGACGAGAATCTAAATACTTTTGTTGAAGGATTAGGTGTTCATGTTGAGGCAATGAAGGGTAAGGCAGTTGGATATAAGACAGGTACCATTGATGAGGTGTTAAGCATTCTTCAGAAAACTGATCTTGGTATTGCAAGGAAATATGAAGAAGCTGAAAGTATTGCTCTTGAAGCATTGGTTTCAAAAAATGAATTTGATATTGCTTCTGTTCTTACTACAGAAGGACTTAAAGGTACTAATGGTAAATTGTATACCTTTACTTTTGATCCCAATGAGGCACGTGCAAATGATAATTTGATTCTATTGCAGAATGATCCAAATAAACCCGGATTTCCAAAAGCTGTATATACTTATGATCAAAGGAGACAAGCCATTGAGCATTTAAGAGTTTTAGCTAGAACTAAATATGACTATAAAGAAGGCAAGTCTGTATATCAAGAACAGCAGAGACAACCGAGACCGCAAAGACCATCTAGTCAAACCCCTCCAAAGGTGGATCCAACATTTGCTATGTTCT